CCAGACGCGGTGCAAAAAGCATTAGAGAAAAACCCTGACGATAAATTTGATTTAGTACGAGTGGTAGCACCCGTTGCAGATATTGGCGCGAAGGTTGCGAGCAAGTTTGAATACGCTCACGTTGATATTTTTAAGGACATGTCCTTGGTATTAGACCAGCGCGGCTATCACGAAAACCCTTACATGGTCGGACGCTGGGATAAGGCATCTGGCGAAACGCGTGGTCGTGGCCCTGCCATGATAGCGATGGACGATATTAAATCGCTTAACCAATTAAGAAAGCTGGAATTAACTGGCTTAGAGAAAGCAGTCAATCCTTCTATCTTAACTGGCGAAGAAGGCTTTATCGGCAACGTCAAGTTAGGCGGTAACTCAATCGTCTACTCGCGTGACCCGCAGAACGTCAGGCTATTGCCTACTGAATTGCGACTCGACCTTTCATCATTGAAAGCTGGGGAGTTGCGACAAGGTATTCGCGATATGTACCTGACGGATCAACTTAACTTGCCTAGCAGCTCGCGCATGACAGCAGAAGAAATAATGACCAGGCGCGGCGAGATGGAAAGACTGCTTGGCCCGACGATAGCAAGATTTGAAACAGAAGTGCTAGGGCCAATGTTAGAGAGAGCCGTCGGCATCATGTTAAGAGCAGGCGCAATCGCTCCCCCGCCAGAAATTTTAAATGGCTTGGACAAAATTGACATTGAGTATGTCGGGCAACTCGCAAGAGCGCAAAGAGTAACAGAAGTTCAATCCATGCAAAGCTGGCTGGGTATGTTAGCGGAATGGGGGCAACTTGATCCAGAGGTTATGCAAATACCTGATCTGCCAGCTATGGCGAGATTGGCAGCGCCAATATTGGGAGTGCCTAAAAAGGGAATACGAGGCGCGGCTGAAACTCAAGAAAAGATTGACGAAGCAAAACAAAAAGAAGCAGCGATGCTTCAGCAGCAACAGGCAGCCCAGGTCGCGGAGTCGGCTGGCAAGGCAGCGCCTGCAATGAAAGTTTTACAAGATGGAGCGGCAAATTTAAGTGACGAAGACAAGCAAGCACTCGTCCAGCAATTCGCAGGACAAGGATAGCGATAAGCTGTTACGAGTGTTTTACGATACATTCAAAAGCCAAAGTGGCGCCGTAGTCTACAAGCATCTTGAAGATGCTTATAACAACACATCCAGTTTTGTTCCTGGGGAACCTGAGACTACGGCATATAACGAAGGTTGCCGCGCTGTGTTCTTACAGATAAAGCACAACTTGGAACGCTGGGAAAACAGAGGGTAACACATGAGCGAAGAAACGATAACCTCAGAAGCAGAGGCCGTGGAATCAACCGAAGCAGTAGAAGAAACAGTAGCAGAAGTAGCAGAGAAATCCTGGCGGGACGAATTGCCGGATGACTTGCAGGGAATTAAAACCTTGGAGAAGTTCAAGGACGTTTCAGGGTTAGCTAAAAGTTACGTTGAAACGGAACGGTATTTTGAGGGTGCAGTACGCATCCCAGACGAGAAAGCAACTCCTGAAGAGTGGGAGCGGTATTACACAAAGTTAGGTCGTCCAGAACAACCTGACGGCTACGAGTTTGAGAAAGCTGAATTGCCGGAAGGCATGAGCTACGACGATAACTTTGAAAAGGCTTTTTTAAACAAGGCTCACAACGCAGGCTTGAACAATAAGCAAGTCAGCGAACTTTACGATTGGTGGAACAGTACCAGTAAAGATATGTACGTTGAAGGCCAAGTCGAATCTGAGAATACGATTCAAAGAGCTGAGATAGAGTTAAGAGCAGATTGGGGCAGGCAGTACGACGAGAAACTTGCCGGTGTGCAAAGGCTGGTTGACAAATACGCTGATGGCTCTGACAAGAAATACTTGGAAGAGTCAGGCGTTGGCAACAACCCTGGATTGGCAAGGTTCTTAGATCGACTCGCTAAAGACTTTGGCGAAGGTCGTCATTTAGGTGATCCGAAAGTCAATGCGTTTACTGATCCAGAATCGGCTCAACTTGCTAAAGATGCTTTTTATAATGATACGAAGTCGGACGATTACCAAGCTTACTTCGATGAAACTCACCCGCGTCATAACCAAGTGGTTAAGATGCTTGACCGCTGGAACGCGACGATTCACGGGGAGGAGTAAATGGGATTAAGCAAAGATGTGAAGTGCAGCGACTGCTTGTATTTTATCGATGCTACAAGCACTTGCGAGGAATACAACGCATTGGTAGAGCCGGAAGAAACAAGAAACTGTTATTTCTTTAGAGCGATACCAATCGTACCTAAAGACGCGCCTTCTGTGGATAAGCCATTGGCCCCTAAGAAGACCGTCAAGAAAAAACGCCGTAAAGCTGTTCCTGACAACCCTAAGAGGGCCAGGGCAAAAAGTCAGGGGAGTCCAAAGTATGGGCAACTCTCCGCACAACTAAATTAATTAATAGGAGAGAGTAATGTCTAACCAAATTAACAAGGCATTCGAGTCCCAGTTTTCGGACAACTTTATCCATCTTGCAAGTCAAAAGACTTCCAAGTTGGCTGGATCTGTTCGTGCTGAACAGGTCAACGATGCCAAACAGTTTTTCTTCGATAGAATGGATACCGTTTCGATGGTTCAATCTATCAGTCGGCATGAAGATACACCTCTAACCGAGGTTCCATTTTCTAGGCGACGCGTAACATTTAACACATACAGAGCCGTTGACTTGATCGACAATCCTGATCGAGTGAAGATGGCTAAAGACCCAACATCGCCTACCATGAAGCAACTAATGGCAGCGATGAACAGGCAAAAAGATGATGTGATTATTGCGGCAGCTCTTGGAAGTGCTTACTCAGTAAACTCTTCTGATACAGCGTCTGCGGTAAGTTTGCCGTCAGGACAGCAAATTGCAAATGGTGGAAGTGACTTGACACTCGCTAAGTTGCTTGAAGCTAAAAAGAAGTTGCTGGCTAACGACGTTGATCCGGCAGAAGAGCCAATGTATATCGTTTGTGGCCCTGACCAGTTGGAAGCGTTGTTGAACGTAACGACCAACACCAGTGTTGACTATAACAGCGTCAGGGCATTAATGAACGCTGAGCTTGACACATGGGCTGGATTTAAGTTCATCATTTCAAATCGTCTTGCTAAGAGCGGAAATATTAGAAGCTGTTTTGCATGGGCGAAGTCGGGACTTGGCTTGGCTATGAACGGTACTCCTAACATTCGCATAAGCGAGCGTTCAGATAAAAACTATAGTACTCAGGTATTTGTTGAATGCTCAATGGGCGCGACACGAATCGAAGACGAGAAAGTTGTCCAGATTGATTGTGACGAGTCCTAATAGCTTCACTAACTGATTACTTAATTTAAATAGGAGTATTAAACATGGCTACTGCATATTCAACAGAGCTGACTAGCTTTGAGGCTACCCCTCAAGTTATGGCTGACTCTGGAAGTGCCGGTGGAAAGGTTCGCGTATGGTCTGACACCATCGCTGCTGGTACTGGCGACATTGATGACGATGACATCATTATGATGGCTGAGATTCCGTCTAACGCGAAGATCAAGTCGATCATGCTTTATAACGATGACCTTGACAGTAACGGATCGCCAACTCTCAAAACTGATGTTGGAGTATATAACGGTAACGTAAAGTTTAACGACACTGACGGTTCTGCCACAGCTTATGCTGCGGAAGGCGTGATTGATCGTGATTGCTACGGTACTTTGATGACTACCCTTCAAGCAGCTAATACGGCTGGCGTTGAAGTGCGTTATGAAACATTGGGAGTCGAAACGGTTGGAAACTATATATGGGAAGATGCTGGATTGACTTCTGATCCTGGCAGAAACTTGCGTATTGCTTTGACCATTGAGACTGTCGCTGCTACTGCGGCTGCCGGTGACATAACGATGGTTGTTGAGTACATCGTCAACTAACTGATTGGGGGAGGCTTCGGCTTCCCCCTTTCTTCTAACTTTTGGAAGCTAATGGCATCTTTCGTTGAAATTACATCTAACGCGCTAAGACTTTTAGGCGACGATCCTATTACTTCTTTATCTGATGACTCAGAGAGAGCAAGGCTGGTTAATGCTTTGTATGAAGAGGTCAGAGATGAAGTGACTCGCGCTGCAATGTGGAACTGCGCGAAAGATCGCCAAGTGTTAGCTTCTCTTGCAACAACGCCAGCATTTGGCTGGTCGTTTTACCATCAACTTCCCTCAGACTGTTTACGAGTCGTCGATGTTTTATCTGGCGACATTCGAGTTGAGCATGAGCTGGAAGG